TGGCGACCACACGCGCGTAACGTTTGCTGGTGATCACGCCCACGTGGTACGTGGTGGCGTCCTCGGCCGCGTTGTCGATGGTCAGGAACACGCCGGTGCTTGCGTTCGGCGTGGTGACCGGCGATTTGGCGCCAGCGATCAGGATGCGCGATGCGTCGGTGACGGCTGCGTAGCCGGACCCCTCGGTATCGGATTCCTCGATCTTGAAGGTCCAGGTCGGCTGCGGGCTGTTGGCGATGTTGGTGACCGTGCCGACCGAGATCAGGAACGAGACCGAATCGTAGCCCTGGGTATCGACGCCGGTGCTCGGCGTGTTGGTGGCCGTGATGGCTTGCGCCGCCACATGGGTGACCACCTTCTTTCCGCTGGCGTTGTCGCGGGTTGCGCTCATTGGGTTTTCCTCAAAAAATGCCCCGCCGGAGCGGGGCGATGAATCAGGCGGAGAACTTCACCAGCTTGATGGCGTCGAAATTCGTCACGTCGCCACCCACGCGCTTGGTGGTGTAGAACTTGACGAACGGTTTGCTGGTGTAGGGGTCGCGCAGCACGCGGATGCCCTGGCGGTCGACGATGGTGTAGCCCATCCGGAAGTTGCCGAAGGCCATCGAGAACGAGTCGGCGGCGATGTCCGGCATGTCCTCCATGGTGCGAATCGGGAACCCGAACAGGCTGAACCCGGCCGCGGCGTCGCCCAGTCCGCCCATACCAACCAGGTACCGGCCGTCGGCGTCCTTGAGCTTGCGCACGGCCGCCTCGGTGGCACGGTTCATGGTCCACACCGCCCCGCCGCGATACGCCGGCTTGAGCGCGGCGATGACGTCCAGCAGCTTGTCCGGATCGGAGGCGGTGGAGCCGCTGACGGTCGGGAACGCGCCCGACGCGCCAATGGTCAGGTGCTGGAGCACGCCCCAGGCGCGGCTGCTGTCCGCCGTGGTGACCGACGCCGACTTGTAGTCCAGGAAGCCGCGCGGCTTGCTGGAACCGTTGCCGGACACAAAGGCGGTGTTCTCGGTGCGGATCAGGATGTCGGCGGTCTTGCCCCCCAGCCAGGCTTCCACGTCGATGGCCGCGTCATCCAGCAGCTTCTGGGTGATGTGCGGCTCGGCGTATTGCTCGTGCACCACGATTTTCTGCACGCCGACCTTGGGCGTGTTGGTCTCGCTGCGCGATTCCGTCTCGCCGACCCAGCCGCCCGAGGTCGAGCTGTTGGTGTCGTTCGGCAGTTCCAGGGAATCGGTCGAGATGGTCACGACGTTGGCCAGCGACCGCATGTCGGACGTCTCGAAAAGACGCTGGATCACCGTGGAGCTGGTCTCGGTCGGTGCCCAGTAGCCGCCGTCCGGGTCGGAGCCGACCGACAGTTCGGCACGGATGCCATCGGGCAACAGTTCGCCGCGCTGGCCGCCGTTGCGCAGGTACGCATTGAACGCACCGCGGTACGCACGGTACTGCTCGATCTGCGCCTGGGTCACGTCGTCCACCGGCCGGCCGGTGCGCGCGGCGATGAACAGGCGCGTATTGGCCTTGAGGTCGCCGTCTTCCGGGGCGCCACCGCCCACGGTCAGCCGGCCGATCTGGCGCAGGGCCTCGTCATTGGCCGCCTCCAGGCGGGCGATGTCCGCGTTGGCCTTGTCGACCTTGGCCTCGATGAGCGGGTCGGGGCGGCCCTTTTCCAGGGCGGCCAGGCGCTCGTCGTTGGCGGCCTTGAAATCCTCGAACGCCTGCGCCAACTGCGCGGCGATGTCGTTGCTTGCCATGTCAGGCACTCCGAATGATGTTGAGTAGGTGCTGCAATGCAGCGATGTCGTCGCCAGCGTCCTGCGTGGCGTTGCACGCGCGCATGAAGGCGCGCGCCTTCGAACGGCTGAACCCAGCGTCTTGCATGAGCATCCGTTCAACATCCCGGCGCGTTTCGGGCAGGTCCGCCATGTCGGCGAACAGGCCCTTCGGCGCGCGGGCAAAAACAGAGAGGTCAAAGGCGGCCTTGGGCGGCGGTTGTGCGCCGATGACGGCGTGCGCAAACCCGGCGTCCACGGCCGCCTGCCCCCGGAGCCAGGTTTCGGCGTCCATGAGCGACGCCATGTCCTCCGGCGTGCCGCCTGTCTTGGCGGCGTAGACCTCCGCCAGGCCCTGATCAACGCCATCCAGGGTGTCCGCCAGGGCGCGCAGGGCGTGCCGGTCGCCAATGGCCAGCGACCAGGCGTTGTGAATCATGAAATGCGCGCTGTCGGCGATCTCAACGCGGTCGGCGCCCATCGCCACGATGGACGCCGCGGAGGCCGCCAGCCCAACGATGCGCGCCGTCACCTTGCCCGGGTAGTCCCGCAGGTCGTTGTACATGGCGATGCCGTCGAACACGTCGCCGCCGGGGGAGTTGATCTTGAGCAGGATGTCGCGCCCGTCCGCCTGGGCGAGCGCGTCCATGAACTCCCCGGCCGTAACGCCGAACCAGCCGATTTCGTCGTACAGGCCGATGGTGAACACGTCCGCTTCGGCCTTGGCCTCGAATGCGCGCCCCTTGGCGTGCATGAAGTAGGGGCGCGGCTTGAGTCCCTCCGGCGGCGTGGCTCTATTCAGGATCATTCGGCTCCTCCGGCCGGCCGGTGTCGGCCGTCATGTTGGCTTCGACGATGTAGGCGTTGCCGCCGTCGTCGGGGCGCGGGTTGAATTCCTCCAGCGCGCGCCATTCGTTGGCGCTGATCACGCCGTTGCGGCGCTGGATTTGAAGGCCCTCCTGCCGGGATTTGAAGTCGCCACGCAACAAGGCCGACACGTTGAATTTGGCGAACAGGTCCGGGTCGTTCAGCAGGTCGCGCCCGATGGCCTGTTCCCAGCGCACCAGGCGCGGCAGCAGGCAGTCGGTGACGAATTCCAGGGCCTGATGCTCGATATTGCTGAACGTGGCCCGCGACAGGTCGCCCACCTTGTGCGGGGGCACCCGAAACAGGCCGCAGATTTCGGTGCGGGTGAAGGCGCGTGATTCCAGGAACTGCGCGTTTTCGTTGGAGATGCTGACCGGCTTGTACGTGACGCCGCCGGGCAGCACGGCCGTGCGGTGCGCGTTTTCGCTGCCCGCGTAGAGGGAGTTGAAGTCCTCGCGCAGGGCCTTTTGCGCGTCCGCGCCTATGTTCGTTCCCGCCGTGACTTCCAACAGGCCCAGCGGCTTGGCGCCGTTGCTGAAGAAACGGCTGCCGTGCTCCTGCTGGGCGATGGCGTCGCCGACCGTCTCGCGGTAACAGGTGATCGGGTCCATGCCGGCCAGGCCGTTGCCCATGCCGCGCACATGCCAGACTTCGTCCCGGCGCAGTGTGACGGTGCGGCCATCGGGGCGCGCGTACTGGTACGTGACCGCCAGGGTGCGTTCGTCCTGCTGCACGGTGACTTTGTCCGCTGGCAGGTAGAAAAGCTCGTCCGGGTCACGCCGGCCATTGCGCACGATGTGGGCATACCCGTTGCCGCGCAGCTCGATGTCCTTGGCAAGCAGTTCGCGCAGCTCGTAGGACGTCTGCCACTCGTTCGGGCGGTCGTGCAAAAGGTGATAGACGCGAAGGTCCCGCGCAGGCGTGCGCGACTCCCCATCCCGGCGAAAGACGGCCAGCGGCAGGTGCGCAATGCTCTCGGCAATTATCCGCACGCAGGCATAGACCGTAGCCTGCCGCATGGCGGTTTCCGGCGTTACCGACGCGCCGGACTTGGCCGGCCCCTGCATGGCGGCGTGCAGGGCCTGGGCCAGGTCTTCGGACGTGGTCAGGGTGTTGCTCTGCGCCTGGATTTTCTTGCGGCGCCACCGGCTAAACATCAGGCGAACATCTGCCCAGGTTCGTAGACGACTTCATGGGCCTCCTCGCGCATGGGCATGACGCCGATCGCCATTGCCAGGGCGACCATGCCGTCGATGCGGCCGGTCGATTTGCGTTTGTCGAGCTTGCGGTTGCCGGCCTCGTCGCCCTTGACGACGGCGTTGGCGGCGCACATGGTCAGCACCGGGTGCCCGCCGTGGCGCAGGCGCCCTTCCAGCAGCACGGATTCGAGGTCGCGCAGGGCCGGCGACATGGAGGCGTAGCCCTGCCCGAACGGCACGAAATGGGCCTCGATTTCCGCCTCGGTGAAGCCGGCCTGGATCAGCCACGGGTGCAGGTGGCGCATGTTCCAGCGGTCGAACGCGAGCTTCTCGATCCGGTGCCGGTCAAACACGCCGCGCAGGTACTCGGCGATGTGCTCGTAGGTGATCGAGCGCCCCGGCGTGGTCAGCAAATGCCCATGTTGCGCCCATAGGTCATACGGCACGCGGTCGCCCCGCGCCCGCTCGAACAGACCTTCGTCGGGCAGCCAGAACGTCGGCCTGGCGTGCAGGGCCTCGCCGTCGCGCGCCACCAGCACCATGGCGGTCAGATCCTTCACTTCCGACAGGTCGAGGCCGCCGTATACGGGCAGGTCGGCCCAGTCGTCCCGCACGGCGCCGCCGCACGCATCCCATACGCTCGCCGTCACGAACGGGTTGGACGCCTCGACGCGCTGGTTCAGGATCAAATTGCGAAACGACGCCTCGCGCGAGGGCATCCGGCGCGCTTCTTCGGCCTGCCGCCGCACTTCGTCCTTGTTCATGAACAGGTCGTAATGCGGGTTCGCTAGGCGCCATGTCGATTCCTCGAACGGATCGGCGTCCTTGGGCGCTTCGTACAGGATCAGCTTGACGCGCGGGTCGTGCCCAGCCTTGGCGTCGTCAATCAGGATCGACAGCAGGTCGCCATCCGTGGGCGCTTGCGTGCTCATGACGAGCGACAGCGGCGCTTCCTGGGCGCCGGCCGCCGTCTCCATCGCGTCGTACAGTTCGGAGCGCGGGCCGCGCACCTGCCCCAACTCGTCGTGCAGCACCAGCGCGGGCGACAGCCCGTAGGCGGTCGGCGCATCGGCCGACAACGCCCGGTAGATCGATCCCAGCCCCGGGCAGAACAGCTGCTTGGCCGTGTCGCGGATCACCACGTAATCTCGAAGCTGTGGCGACATCCGCACGATCTTGGCCGCCAGGTTGAACAGGATGGCGGCCTGCTCCCGGCTCTGCGCGGCGCTGTACAGCTGCGAATTGGGCAGCGCCTCCGGTCCGCACAGGTGCAGCAGCAACAAAAGCGCGCCGGTGGCCGTCTTGGCATTCTTGCGGCCCATCGACAGGATGGCCGTGCGCGTCGGCGACCCGTAGATCTGTGCGATCCACTTGCGCTGCTCTTTGCTGAGCTTCAACGGGCGGCCAACCAACCGCCCTTCGGGGACATAGCAATGCGACTCGATCCAGTCGCAGTTGCGCTTTACGCGGTCATTTTTGCCAGGGCGGCTTCTCTTGGGCGGGCTTTTTCCGCTTTGGGTCATAGGTTGCCTGTTGCGTGAGCCGCATTCGGGTGGCCAGCGACGACAGCGCCCGGCCCTCCCTTTCCTGCATCCGCAGCAACATGTCGTATTTGTCGAGGTCGAGCGAGTCGCCAGACTCGGCCTCATCAATCAGCTGGGCGATATGCCGCGACGCCACCACGTGCCGGCAATACTGGGCCAGCAGCGGCAACGTCTCGCGCGGAAACCAGTCAGCCGGCAGCCTGTTGACCACCGCCTGCCATTCGCCCGCCTGTTCCTGCGTCAATTCACCAGGCGGGTCCGGACGCTGCACGGACTCGATGCCGCCCAGGCCAATCACAGTCAGAGACGCCGCCGATTCGCGCCCTCTCGTTCCCATGCGGGCCCTCTCGATACAGATTTCAGCCTCACCGGCGCGCGCTTATTCCTTTTTCGCCATCTTCTGGCGCCCCAAAGGCTTTTTTCTGGCCGTTTATGCGTGCTCGGC